TGAAGACAGTGTCTAACTATTGCACTTTTAACAATAACTGATTTTCATTAATTCTACCATTGGCTTTGACTTCAACTGCCTTAATGGTATCTAAGAACTTTCTTAGTTGAACTTTACCGGCTTTGAAAAACTCTTTTAAAGTTTCTTCAGGCTTCCTAACAGTTTTGCCAACACTCTTATCCACATCAAAATTAACAATACTAGTACCTTTAATTGTTAAAGTTTGGTATGATGCCGCAACATATTTGAAAAGTTTTCGAGTTCGAGTGTCAAAACACCAAAGCTCTTGGCTACCTATGATATCAGCAGGATTAATACTTATTACTTTGAGTGTCTTATCTTCTTTAGCGTATTTTAGTCTAGCAACCAACTTTTCAGTACTTGGTGCTTTTTTAACTCGCAATTTTTTAGTAGCCTTTTTAACACCGCGATATTGATCTATGGCAGATATCAATTCTTCAATGAATGAAATTACTCTTTTAAAATCAGCCGTTTTATAGTGCTTATAACCCTCAACTAAAAGATCATCTTGTTTAGTTTGTGCTGCCAATAGCTCATCTTTTCTCTGTGAGAAAATCTTTTCATATTTGAACAATTGACTTTGCGGAACTGCATTGGCTACTAAAAAATCATATGGTTTAAAATCGACTTTGACATTGTTCACAACATCATCATAATGACCTTCAATCGCACCAATCAGCTCACTGGTTTTTTCATTAAGTCTGTCTTGAATCGTGGGACGATAAGCTGCAACTTCGGGAGAAACTATATTAATAACTTCGGGCTCAGAAGTTTCAATGGCTTCTAAAAGACATTTATGCAAAAATTCGATATGCCTTTCTCTAAAAGGCATGCCAGCTCGGTTAGCAAGAATCAAGCTACAAGCGGTCATTGGCATAGATTTATCACCACTTCGTTCATAGGCGCGAATTTGCTCATGAGTATATTTTTCTGTAGTTTTTGCCCATTCTACAATATATTTTTTAGTTTCTTTTTGTGTGTAATAATAGTTGTAATAATAGAAACTTTTCCTTAGATGATGATCAAATTCTGCATCATCCATTTTAAGAGCACGTTCTGTATCCCAAACTGGTTCACCGCCAGTGTATTTTTCATCAAAAAATAATGGATTTCTAGTTTTTTTAACTTTGTTTGCGATTTTTACACCAGCAACTGTAGCCATATATCAACTCCCAAGTGTTACACAATATTTAATATTATACAATCATCAAACCAATTTGTCAAGCGTTACCAAAATTAGCTAAATAGTAAATTAAAGGAATAGAATTATGCCCCGTCTTTCAATGTGGCAAGAAGGCAAGCACAGCAATGATTATAAACTTTTTGACAGGCTGATGTCAGAAAGATTCACTGTTGGCGGGACCACTATTCTAATACACAAATATTTGGGCCCAAAACAAAATTCAACGGTTGATGACGCTACACAACCAAAATATATCAATCAAAGTGAACAGAACATTCAAGATCTGTTGTTTTTAGAAAACAGAGATAGAAAATATGATAGCAGCGTCTATTCACTCAGGGGAATTTATCAAGTTACTGACAGCGACTTTAGTTTAGAACAGTTTGGATTATTTTTGCAAACTGGAACACTGTTTATGACTTTTCATATCAACGACATGGTTGCCATGTTAGGTCGAAGAATTATGGCCGGAGATGTTCTTGAATTGACACATTTGGTTGATTATGATGCATTGACTGATGTGCCAATGGCTCTTAAAAGATTTTTTATTGTTGGTGATTGTAGCAGAGCTAGTGAGGGATTTAGCCCAAGTTGGTGGCCACATCTTTGGCGTTGCAAAATTAATCCATTGGTAGATAGTCAAGAATATAAGGACATCATTAATAAAGTTCAAGGTACTGACGCTAATGGCAATGACATTACTCTTAAGGATTTGGTCAGTACATATGACAAATATAATAAAATTAATGATGCTATTATTGAACAAGCAGAGATTGATGTTCCAGAATCTGGATATGATACTTCTTTTATCTATACTAAACCATTAGACGAAACTGGATCCTTGGGAGATCCATTAGGTCTAGATGCTAGCAATATGGGAGCTATCAATGCCACTTCTGTTATTAATAAATCTGATAAGGCAATAGTCACGCCAGATAAAAAAGTTACTGGTTATTTGACACAGGACGGTAAAACACCAAACGGCTATCCAGTTACCACTGGCATTACTTTCCCAACAGAAGCATTGACTGGTGATTATTGTCTACGTGTGGATTATAATCCAAATAGATTATTTAGATATGATGGCCGTCGTTGGATCAAAGTTGAAGATGCATTAAGAACAAATATTACCCCCGGATCTAATAATAATCAAACATTGAAAAATAGTTTTAAAAATACCACAAAAACTATTAAAGATCCAAAAGGCAATACAAAATCCCAACTTCAAAATCTAAACGAAGTTTTAAAACTTAAACCCGATAATTAATATATGACTACACCAACATATTCCAGCTTTTTTTATTCGGGCCAAATTCGTCGATTTTTGCAACAATTCATACGAGTTTTAAGCAATTTTCAGGTTCAAATGGGCAATGATGACGAGGGAAATGCCGTATTGCAACGTGTGCCTGTTTACTACGGAGATGCAAGTAGACAAGCCAGTCAAATTTTGAGAGGCAATTCTGAAAACGCATTAAACAGCTTACCAGCTATGGCCGTTTATATAAGTGCAATGAGATACGATGTTAATAGAATACAAGAACCAAATTTTGTTAGCAAAATGAATATTAGAACTAGAGCGGTTGATCCCGAAACTGGTGAATATACAAATCAACAAGGTGATGCTTATACCGTAGAAAGATTAATGCCAGTACCATATACCCTAACTTTGAAAGTAGACATTTGGACTGGAAACACCGAACAAAAATTAATGTTGATAGAACAATTGGGCACTATTTTTAGCCCAGCACTTGAACTACAAAGCACAGACAATTATATTGATTGGACTAGTTTGAGCTATGTTAGGTTAACTGATATATCTTGGTCTAGTAGATCTGTGCCAGCAGGCCCGGAAGAAAATATAGATATTGCTGCACTGACATTTGAATTGCCAATTTGGCTTAGCCCACCAGCCAAAGTTAAAAAATTGGGAGTTATTCAAAAAATTACTGCATCTATATTTGACTCTGAAGGCGCTTTGTTGGATGATTTGTTTGGAAATGTAAAAGATACTGCAACATCGGCACAGATATTTACTTTTATGAATTATGGCGTTATCTATCAAAGCAATACCCTAAGATTAGTAAAATTAAATGACATTGTTAATAGTGATTTAGAATTTATTGAGATCGAAAAATCATATCATCCATGGTATCCAGTGATTGATCAATATGGAAGCTTGGAAAACGGATTGAGCCAAATTAGATTATTACAGGATAATGGTAGTGAGATTGTAGGTTCAGTAGCCTATCACCCAACTGATGAAACTTTGTTATTATATACACCTTTTTCAGATACACTACCAGCAAATACACTACCACCAATAACTGCTATCATTAATCCACAAAATGTAACCGTTGATAGTGATTTACTCAATCCTGAAGTTGGTACTAGGTTTTTAATCTTAAATGATATTGGTGATATCAATGATAGTGAAGGTGCACCAATTTGGAATAGAGATGGATATAATAAACTCATTGCACATGCTAATGATATTATTGAGTTTGACGGCAATTCATGGTCAGTTTTATTTGATAATGCAACTCACAGTTCAGTTGAATATGTGAGCAATTTAAAAACCAATCTTCAATATAAATGGAAAGCAGGATCTTGGACTAAGAGTGTAGAAGGACGATATGGTGCTGCCGAATGGAGTCTAAAATTATGACCTTAGGCACAGGTGCTTTGATCTATTGTTCCAAAACACATAGATTTTTATTTCTTTTGCGAAATGGTCAAAAATATTCTGGGACTTGGGGATTGGTTGGTGGCAAAGTGGAGCCGGGGGAAGCGGTGGATCTT